CTGTTAATAATTAAAGTTATGAATGAAGAGATGAAATATTTTGCAGAGGAGTTTGAAGAATTTCTCCGCAAGGGTCACAAGTTGCTCAACAAGATGGGGCAGAACATGGGACAACGCCGTGGCGTCGGCCAAGGTTATGGCAATAGAGGCAACCAGGGCTATGGAAACCGAGAAGACGGTGGACAGTGGGGTGGAGACATGGGAGAGCGTAACAACTGGTACGACCCCCGTTTCATGTGATTGTTGAATTTGCAGGGGTGGCGGCAAGCCGTCCCTGCCATTAACGTATAATGTTATGTGCAGACCGGCATTGAGTAGTTATAATTATATTCCGCAGGAGATGCGTGCCTATTTGCGGAATTTCGGGTATTCGTTTTCGAAGAGGGCGTGCGAGTACGCCGTCAGTCAAATGTGCCGCAAGAACCCGGCTACGGGGAAAAAGGAGAAGATAGAGCCTTTTACCAAGGACAAGGCAGAGGAAATGATGACCAAACACGGGATAGTCCTTGAAAACAATGTGGGCTATAACTTCGTCTACGTGATGAACATGGTGTACGCAGACCGCTGGAAGTCGAGCGTGGAGGACGAGCAGCACCTATGCAAGGCAGTGAAGGACGAGATTGACGATGTGGATGGTGTACCTGAGAGCATTTTCCGTTGCTGGATGACTAAGATGGAGGACAAGGGTATACCGATTCCGTGGGAAGAACTAATCTGACATGATTCGCCAGCGTGTAAGCATAATGGTAAAAGGGAAGCCGTGGAATATCACGGCATTCTACCCTTTGACAAGGTATCATGTGAAGGAAATCATTGATACCTTGTATTCCATTCATTGTAATAGGGGGGATTTGCGCAAGGCTTACAAGAATCTCACCGGCGGTCAGATGAACAACGGTCTTACATTCAGCAACTACGCGCTTAGGGAGACCGTGACCGTTTTCGCAAAGTCCACCTGTCCGGAACAGTATTTCAATCTGATTGTGCATGAACTCCATCATCTGTCCGTGCACATCGCTCTGGCAAACGGGCTTGACCTTACGGGCGAAGAAGTGTGTTACATTAACGGTGACATAGCGCAGGCCATGCACCCGGTATGCAAACAGTTGATTGTATGATTTGCATAAGCGCTCTTTGACTTGTTGGAATTATCGCTAAAATTCACTTTTTAGGCTAAATAACCCCTAAAAACACTAAAAAAGGCTCGTAATACGATGATATTTCACTAAAAAAGCATCATATTTGCATTACGAAATGTTTATAAGGTAATGATTGTTTTCAGGATGGTGTTTAATCAGCTTAAATTAAAACAGATATGGAAGATAAGATAAATGACATCATCATTGAGCATTTAGGACTGTCAATTTTCATTTTTTGTGCCTTAATCGTAGGGATTGTGTGTCTGTCAGTTTGGTGCTATAAGGTTTATTTGAAAGTCAATAGAATAGATGATTTTCCATGTAACCGACATCAGGAAAAAATGAACGAGCACGATAACGCTGTTGCGCGCATTGAGACAGCTATAACTTATCTGACCAAGGAAATCGATACGGCTATGAGGGCGTTTCAGCAACAAAATATAAAAACGGATGGTTTTACACAAACGAGAAGCCCCTTGTCCATAACGGAACAAGGATGGGATATGGTGAAACGTTTGGGGATGGAGGACATGTTCAATAACAATTGGAAACGCATTAATGACCTTATAAACGAAAATGTTAAATCAATAAATGCGTATGACATAGACCGTTTTTGTGTAGAGCAGGCAGTTGTTTTCCCGGATAAGTTCCTTTCTGAAAATGAAATATCAATTCTGAAAGAAGACGCTTATAAAAACGGGCTTCTACTGACGTCTTATATGAAAGTTGTCGCTGTATTGTCAAGGGATAGATATTTAAAGGAGCATAATATATCAATGGAAGAAAACAGATAAACCAAAGAAATAAGATTATATCCTTGCCATACGTTTGCCCTTCAATGATTGTGGGTATGCCCAACGCAAGGATGTTTATCCTCAATTGAGATTTCAAGGCGGTAATTCCAGTAAGGTTTACCGCCTTTTTTATGTCCGGGCGGTATCCAAATTCGGACATTCAAATGTATAGTCTTATGAGAAAGAAACAGATTAGAAAGGCATTGAAGAGCGAAACTCCAGCCAACAGCATGTACGCTCTTATCCCGAAGAATAGGCGTGAGGCTTTCAGGCGTTTTGCCTCCTGCTTCGGTTTCACTGAAGATGACATAAAATCCATATTGGCTAATGAGAAGCGATGATTTGGACATATTGATTTCGCAGGCCGACGACCGTTACTATTCGGATTTCTGCCGGCTTCTGCTTGTCATGCTATGGAACGCATAGAGCGTAGCCTTGACTGGCTGGTGCCTGTCGCTGTAATAGTGAGGGTAATATTGTTGTGTCTAAACTCTCATTAGCATTATATCAGCTTTCATTTCTATATATTCTTTGTATTCGTTTGGATTATTAATGTAACCTGTAACTCTTTTGATTGCTATTTCTGCTTGCTTGAATCGAGCTTTGGTGTAGTACCTTACTACTCCTCTCCCGTTATCGGAATGGGCAAGGCAATAGTCTATTATACTGTCTGGTATTCCAAGTTCAAACGCATATTGTGCGAACGTTTTTCTTGCCGAATAGAATACCACTTTCTCCTTTATGCCTAAACTATTGGACAATGCGGATAGTGACCTGCATACATACCGTGAGAAATTGTGATAAGAGAATTTATACCCAAAGTCAAGCTTGTTTGTCTTTCTGTTTATCCATTTGACTATAATTTCTTTTGCAGGTGCTACTATAGGCAGGACGCAAGTATGTTCGGTCTCAGTTTTAAACCTTGTTTTCATCCTAATGAAGCTCACCTTGTCGCCGTCAAATTTAGCATTCATTATATCAATGAGGTTCATCCCTCCAAGATAAAATGACAGCATGAAAACATCCCTTGCGACAATGTATTTCTTTTCTTTCGGTTTACTGCATCTTATTTTATTAAGGCTCTCCAAGGATATATCCAGTTCTCTTGGCGTAGATTTGGGAATCTTCTTATTGGCAAATGGATGTATGTCGTATTTTATCTCTCCTGATTTTATGCTTCTGTTTATTACAGCCTTCAGTTGGGACATCATCATACCTATAGTGGTATTTCCTATTTTCTTATTGTCTTTAAGAAATTTTGAGAATCCTTCTATCATTCCGGGAGTTATGTCGGACATTAGCATTTCCCCTTTGGTAAATTCAGTAAAGTACCTACAGCTCCTTTCTATCAGTATGGCATAACTGTCCCTTCCTTCTTTTCTTAAACTTTCGATAAAGACTTCGCAGGCCCTTTGGTATGTGATGTTGGTCTTTTCTTTTGCTTCAATTCCGGATTCAAGCATATTCTTTATTTGTTTGCAAGAATATAGGGATTGATTCTTTATTCCGTCAAGTCTTTCTTGTAGTTCATTCATCATGCTTCTTAGCTTGGTGTTTATGATAGGAGCATCAGACCTTTTCACCACTTGCCCATTTTTGAACTGAGACAGACTGTCTATAATGAACCGGGTGACAATATAACATGTTTCTTGTTTATGGCAAATAGCCACTCTTATTTTATGTCTGCCATCCTTTAGAACTTTTGCTTTGAAAATAGTTAATTTAAGGGTTGCCATAATAGATTAAAATTTGAAGGATAAGTTTTGGATAAGTTAT